AATAGAAGATTGCGCCGGTTTTTTTCAATGCCCGGAACCGCCAGCATACTTTGTATGTGACGCATGGCCTCGTCAATGTCGGTGACGCTGGCCTCTTCCGTAATGACTATTGCCATACGGATACATTAGCGTTGCTTACGCTGGTCGCGCTTGATTTTGTATGCCTCTACTTCTGCGCGCTCGTAATACACATTTCGCCATTCCCGGCGTTTCCATTGTAGAGTTTTGCGGTGCTGAATCTGCCGTAGGTTGTTGATCGTTATTCCTAGGTATTCCGCGACTTGCTGCGAACTCATCTCAGTTAGTACGACTTCGTGTATTACCATGCCGGCGCTTCGATCTTCTCTTCAATAAACTTGCCTCTGGCAGCTTGGCTCTTGGCAATTTTTGCGATCTCTGTTCCGGTGATCTCTAGGCCGGTTACTGTCTTGCCTTCTTTGTTTGTGTAGGTATTCTGCGCAAGCATTCCGACTAGAATTACGGAGTCGCCTTTAGCGTAGTTATCTACTATTCCCTCTGCCTTTGTGCCGAAGAAAGTGACGCGATACCACATCGTCTCTCCGTCTTCGTATGCCTGAGTGCTCTTGTTTTTCTTGCGCGGTGTATGCGCAACCGAGAAGCTGGCAATAGCAAGGTCGCCTACAAACTTGATCTCTGGCTCGCTACCGATGTTGCCTTTAGTTGTAATGTTATTCATGCGCCTTCTCCTCCTAGTATTTTCTTTGTTCCGTCGTCTAATAGTAATGCGAATCCGCCGTTAGGTAAACTTATTGGAGTCTCTATTGGCTCTTTCCAGCTGGGAACCATGAACCCTTTGTCTTCCGCCCAAGCCGGGTTTAGGTGAATACTGTCCGTACCTAAGTTATGGCATTTATGGTGTACCCAAATTAAGTTGGCCGGTGAATCTTTGCCTCCTCTTGATTTTAGTTTTCTATGGTGTAGCGCCATGCTCTCTTGCGCAGCTGCGCCGCACGCCTCGCAATAATCTCCTGCGCGTTGCTGGACAATCGCTACGATCTTCTTGTCCATGTTTATCCTTTGCTAATACCAAGGGTTCCCCTTTTGCGCGTTACTCTGCCAGAACGCCCATGCTTTACAAGGTGTTCCGTAACGCTTCGTTATGTAGCGTAACCCGGCTTTGATCTGAATACTAGCCTCTTTCGGTTTGTAAGGGTATTTGTAATTAGCCCATGTTCCCGGCAGGAATTGGAATAACCCAAACGCGCCGGAGGACTTGTTATGCGCCTCTACGCGCCAGCCGCTCTCGCGCTGTACCAGCTGCTCTAAGCACTTGTATTCGCTTGTCTTGCCCCATTGCTTTATTACCGCGCTATGCGCTAGGGCTTTTGGCGTAGTCATCTCGACTTGCGCCGGGTTTAGGGTTAGCGGTACTGCTATTCCGGGAATAATTGAGTGGCAAAGTCCAACCATAAAGGCTACTGAGAGGACTGTACCCCGTAATGTTATCGAGCGGCCTTCCGCCCTTTCGCGCAAACCCCGCAGAGTTGCTCTCCGTAATGCCACGCGCCGTAAGCGCATCTATTAATCATGCTGTCGTTGCTATTCATTTTCGTTCCCCTTTGATTGGTGATAGCGAATAGTTGGTTAAATTGTATCGGTAATTTCAGGTTTAGCCGCCGGGTAGAAAGGTTTAAGATCCCGGCGACTAAAGGGAGCGCAGGTCTGGCTAGGCGTGATAGGGCTGCCATCATGACCAGCCTTAGCGGAATGAACTGCCGCTTTGACGCTCGGTTTCCCTGAATTTTGTTTCTTGCTCTTCTCGTTTCTTTATGTCTTCGCGCAGCTGTGTAACTAGGTATTGCTCTTCCGCCGCTTGTAGGAAAGTCTCTAACACGCCTTCTATGTTTACCAGAATTGCCCACATGAGTTTTGGGTCTTTCCGGCGTGCGCCTTTGCGCAGCAATTTAGAAGAGGTAATCATAAACTCTCGAACGATCGGGTCATACTTCATTGGACTCTTCTGGCTCCCTCTGGCGCTAATTCCCACATCGCCGAGTTTAGCGCTTCGTAGTCCAATTTAGCCGAAATCCAATTTATACGATCGGGTGTTTTCTGGGTGTCTAATCCTGAGTCTTTACAGAAATCTATGTATGGCCGCTTGCCTTTGTAATCTGACATGAACTTGACCGCGCCTGTATAGATTCCGTAATCGTTATCTATGTGTAACATGACGTTCCAGCTCGCGTAATTCTTCCAGCCGTCGTATTCCCGGTTTTCTGTGTTTGCTTGTCGTAGCGTCACTTGGCTTCCCTCCCGTTAATGCTTAAATCTAAGTAAAATCCTGTTTTACAAGTAGGGCAAATGTCGCCTAATTCTTCTCCGTCAATTACTGTTACATACTCCGTACATTTATCGCACCATCTATTGTCCATTTAACGCCCCGTAACTGAGTAGCGGAATGATTGTTCATCTTCTTGGCGCTGGCCGTCGTCTTCTGGCTCCGGGAGGTCTAGCGCCTCTGTTGCTTCGGTATGGCAGCATGGTGTTATTGCGAAATCGTCTTCAACGCTCCAGAGAAGCTCTGTTATTTGCCATTCGTTATTTCCGGCGCACCAATCGCAAACCCAAGCGCCGTTAGTAATGCTGTGTATCTCTGTGAATTGCTGGACTTCTTCTCGGGTGATCTTGCGGTATACGCCGCTAATGTTTGAGCAAGTCTTTATTTCAAACTTAGCGCACCGGGAGCAAGGGCAAGCGTTGCTATGCCAAATGTTTTGGCGTACTAAGCCAGCTGCGCGCAGCATTGCCCACTTGCCGTCGGTGATCTCTGCCGCCGCAATAATCTCATCTGCGATCTTCTCGCGTAGGTCAATCTCTGCTCTTGTCATTTCCATTTATTTACCTCCGTTAACTGTGTCTTCAATCATCTTTTGGCAGCTGCCGTAGCCCAATGCGTTGCCGGTTTGCCCAACGTAGCAAAGATCGCGGGTCGCGTATGTAAATAAACTTAGGAGTAATGTAGCCGCAGCAAACGCCGCTACTCTGCGGCGCATGATGTATTTGCGTTCCATGTTCATCGGGCAGCTCTGGCCTGAGTGTAAGAGGCTTTTAGGCTGAGTTCAGTACAAAGAATGTCGTTGATTAGGTGTACCGCTAGGCGTGAATTGCCGCCTATGTTCCATTCTACCTTTTCGGTCAAGCCGACTACGCGCTCGAACTTCCAATCGTAAATAGTTGCGATTGTTTCGGTTCCGTCGCGCTCTGTGATCTTTGCGCCCCAGTTGAAATAAAACTTGTATCCGCCGTCGCCGTTGCCCGGCTTGCCAAATACTGTTTCTAATTGTTCGCGTGTAGCAGTTATGTAACCTTGTAAGCAAGTTCCATTTACTTCATCTGTTGCTGTAACGCTAGTAATTCTATTGTTTTCTACTGTTAAGTTCATTTGCCTGTCCTTTGTTAGGGAGACTTTCCGTCTCTGTTGAGTTTAATTCTGCCTTACTTCTCCAGCTTTGTCGCCCATTCCGGGCAAGTTTTTTTATTTATTTTGATTCGCAATCGTGGCCGTATGCCCATTCGTTTGCGTCGTTGCTGTCTAGCAAATTGAATACCCTTTTACATTCCGGGCACTTGGCTTTTGTCTTAATAATGCCTTTGCCGTCAGTAATGAATCTGCTCATTAGAACGCCTCCCGGTATCCAGCGGCCGCTACTTCTGTTTGCGCAGCTTTGTTTGAACGAGCAATAAATGAGTTCCAACATTGACGGCATACTCCGGCTTCTAACCAGATTAGGCCGTAGTCTGCGTGCTTATAGGACTTCCATGCGCGATCGCAAGCGAATCCGCACTCTGTACATTTTAGGATTTCAGTAGTCATTAGTTGGCCTCCTCTGCTTTTACTATTTCAAGAGATGTTAAATGAGAGCGCTTGTTCATTGATCTGAAATCTGCTTCTGCCTTTTCTAGGCTGATGTGAAATGTTGCGCCGACGCAGTCTGAGTCGCCTCTGGCAACCATCCAGTCATTGCGGTAAATGACCGCGTAGGTAAATACCTTCTTTTCTGAATTGCGAAATAGGTCGTATCCAGCTGCTTTGAATTTAGTCATCTTAGTTTTTCTTCCAGCAGTCGCAACCGCAACGCTTAGCGCAGTATTCGTGTTCTCCATCTACGCAGTTATCGCATTTTGGGCGAACTACTGTTTTGCCTTCTATAACTTTGACGGGTAATAACCCTAGTGTTTCTATTGTTTTTGCGTTAGTGCTCATTGTTGCCCTCTTCTTTTGGGAGACCTTCTTGGTCTCTGTTAGGGCTAATTCTGCCTTACTATTTGCGATTTGTCGCCCATGTTGGCAACTTTTTTTAATTTATTTTTTCTACTCTGACTTCCAGCCCGGGGATTGCTCCGTAAACTTTTAGCGCATGGATCTCTGTTACTTGCCCGTCGTCTTCGTAAGCCACCGACGTTAATGCGTCTAGCGCAGCTCTTGTTAGTTTATCTAAATCCGGCGCAACACTTGGAGAAGCTCTTTTAATTGTTTTCGGTCTTGGCATTATGAATAGCAGCGTTACCTTCATTGCCCCTTGCTCCGGTTTACATCCCGCCAGCGTCGCTTCCCATGCGATTGTGGAACGCCAAACCGCCAATGCGCTTCCCTGCGAGTGAAGTACGCGCCCGTTAATTACCTTCATGCTGCCCTGCGGCACCGGTAATCCGTTGACTCTGAATTCGATCACGCCTCTAGTGTAACTAGACCATTGACGATCGCTGTTCCCGGGTTGTATTCGTCATCTAATAAATACAGGTCGTAAGTACCGATTGAATCCGGACCCATAATCCCTTTGATTGTCCATCGCTTGGAATTGAGAATTACGCGGTCGCCAAATTGTAATTTGCTGGCTTCTGTTGCTACGAGTGTTGCCATTTCACCTCCCCCTTTTACGAGTAAGATTACGGATAAGTGTAACCCTTACGGGTAATCTGAGCAACTAGACCCGCTTCAATAAATCCTTTAGGTATTCCGGCATTGGAACCGCTTTTGCCCTTGCCGCTTCTTCCAGCTCTGCGAGCCGCTGCGACGCTTCCCTGTCTTGCCTACCCCTTTCCTTAGCCCGGGTGATCTCCTCCGCTCTAATGGCCTCTGGTGACTTCTTAGCCACAGGTAACGGCTCATCTTCCCATTGCTCCGCGTTAAGCCAAGTAGCCGGGTATGGAGTAAAAGTGTCTTCCCGGTTCGGGTCAGCTGCGAATCTCTTTGCCCCGGTGATCGCCGCAGCTCTGTCTTCGGCCGTCAATTTTTCCCATGCTTTTCGGGCTGCGCCTTTTGCTGTTTTTCTTGGATAGACCTTCCAGAAGATTTCGAATTCTCCGGGTGTTTCTATGGGTGTTTCTTTAGGGTGTTTCATAGGTCGTGAGAGTCGCCCCGTAGCCGTCGTAATTGTCGCCTCGATAATGTCGTCAATGTCGTCTCGTTCAGACCTACGCGGCGGCGTTTTGTCGCCCCGTAACTTCTTTAAAACGATTGTGTAGCGGTGCGGTCTCCTGTCGTCTCGGCAGCTGGCCGAGCCTCCTCCTCTTTTCTCGACCCAAAGGTAACCTTTTGTTACCAGCTCGTTAATGCTGCGCTGGACTGTTCGCACATTACAACTTGCCCGGGTAGCAATCGTTTGTTGGCTTGGCCATGCGTTATCGCCTTCGTCAGTAGCGTGGTCAGCAATTACCAGCAGTATCATCTTCTCCGTAGTAGGTAAATTTGTTCTCCACACTTCGCTCATAATCCGTATGCTCATTTGCTATTGCCTCGATCTCTTCTCTTAGAATTCCGTATTTGGTTAGTTCCCTGATTGCGTTTTCCCGCAGCTGCGAGCCGTCGCGTTTTCGGAGTGCGTTGCGTTCTTTAGAAATCAGACCGCCCCACATTCCGTAACCTTCGTTTGCCATTGCGTAATTCAGGCATTCTTTCCAAATAGGACAAGTGCCGCAAATGCGTCTTGTCGGCTCGTATCCGACGAGGTTTATCACCCGCTTGTCTTCTTCAATAATGTAGAACAAGTTTGTCGGTGCTCCCTCGCACGCAGCTTTGCTCCAATTTATTTCGTCGTACCCGGGCATCCGGTTACTCCGCTCGCTTCGTAGTATGAACAATAGTTAGAGCAGAACCCTGCCCACTTTTCTGCCGGCGGCGGCGTGTTTGCTTTTGCCAGCTGCTTGACTTCTTCTAGCCACTTGATTGCTGCCAGCGCCATGTTTTCGTCGTATGGCTCCCGGTGCGATCTGATCTCTGCCATTTCGCCGTCTCTGGGTACTGCTACCAATGAAACTTCTTTTACTTCGTATCCGTTTTTACTCAGTAGGTATCCGTAAAGTTGTACTTGCCATCGTTGCTGCTCGCTCGGGAAGTAACGTAGGCTCTTCTTCTTTGTGGTCTTCCAATCTACCACTAGCCCTATGTCTTTAATAAATAAATCGCAATGGCCTTTTAGCCCTTCGTATTCGAACATCTGTTCGATCAGGAAGTTATCGCCAAATGGGTCTTCGCGTTTGATTGCGTCTGCTATTCCGGTGTGAATAAAGGTTCCGAGGATTGCCGCTAGCGCCTCGGTGTCCGGATTTGTCTTAGGCGCTTCGAGAAGCTGGTAATAAACTTGCCGACGGCAACCGCCAATACTGCTCGGACCGATCTCGACTTGTTTGCTGCGGTCTCTGTTTTTATCGTAGGCATTTAGGCTCTTACTTAGTAAATCGTTTAATTCAATCATTTTGCTCCGTCTTCCAAATTATGTTGAGTAAGTAATGTCTGTCAAGTAATACCGCCGGCATGGGTTCGTTTAGGTTTAGGTTTAGCGCCTTGATTACTTCTTCCGCAATAATCGCTCTCCAGTAGGTTTCAAATTCGTGCGCCAATACTTCCCACGCGTTCACTTCGTCTCCGCCGTAATAATTTTTTAGCCCTGAATCTTTCACACTTATGAATCTTGCGTCTTGTCGTATGAATGCGAGGCTTTGATCGTATAGATGTATCTTTTCAATCATGGAGCATGGCCGCTTCTGCGACTTCTTTCGCAGCTTGCTCCCGCGTTATTCCCGGGTGCGTCTTTATGTAAGCGTCTATGAAACTTTCCATGAGTGATTGGTTTAGGTGCTCCCGCTCTTCTTTCATTAGTGTTGCTCCTCGCATGGCTGGCTGTAATTGAATTGGCAAAAATAGCAACCCATGAATTCCCCATGTTTTTTACAGACGTGACGGAATTGGCTTTGATCGCAGCACATAAATGTCGGTTCATGGATTGTGTAGAAATTGTTTTCGTCTATCTTTTTTGTCATAGCGCCTCCATAGACGATCGCACCGACGTTCCGATTGAGCGAGCAATCTCGACCTGCGTTTTAATGCGAGCCGCGTTTGCTCTTGCTGCTTTTACTTGCGCCTCTGTCATTGCTAATCGCAGATGAAGCTCTTCATTTTCAATTAGCGCTAATGCTTCTACTTGTTGGACTGTGTAATTCTTCCCGGTTGGAGATGACTTTGTGCTGTATGTCATTCTGCTTCTGGCCACCGCAATCTCGTATTGCGCTTTGTGTGAGTGGTAGTGGCTTTCGACTTCTACCAGCTCGCTGTGTGAATCGTCAATCTCTTTGCTTAGGTCGTATAGGCGCTTTTCGATCTGCGCCGGCGTTACCACGTTATTCATAACATTTTCCATTTCCCGCAAGTGCCGCATTCTGTTGTCCGTCTGGTAGTCATAAAGATGTGGCCAGCCCATGAGCAAATTGCTATGCGTTTAATTGTGTTGCTTGCTTGTTTTAAGACACTAATCAACATTTTGTTGTTCCATTTCTTCTTCGTCCAGCTCGCTAATGCTTTCCGCTATCTCCGTTTTATCTTCTACGACGGATAGGTGCTCTTTGCCTTTGCGCTTTTCAATTTCAATTATCTTCCAGACGTCTGAAATGTATCCGAATGGGTCTGCTTCTAATAAGTATCCAGCTGTGTCTAGCGCCTTGCCCACCGCTATTGGCTCTATCCCTAGCGCCTCTGCTAGTCGGTGGACATTTACTTGTTGGTAATTAATTGCTACTAGCCAACCGGTACTCGGTTCAAACTTCTTTGTCTTGTCACTCATAGTTTGCCTCCACAATGCTTACAGGTAGTCTGGGTTTTGCGCTCTGATGTTGGCCGGCCGTTAATGAATTCTTCAATAACGTATACGGAACAGCGGTTGCGCTTTTCCGTTAGGCGGTAAATTAATCCCTCTTTATGGAGGACTGATAACGAGCCGCTAGATTGCCCGGCGTGCCAATTCTCAATCTCTCCTAGCTCTTTCCACGTCAATCCGCGAGCGCCTTGCGTGTAGACCCGGTAAAGGCTTACACGCTGCCGTAAAGATGTAGCGCCGTTAGCGTCATCTTCTTTTACGCGATCGCGGCTAGCCTCGCTGCCCCGCCACCCGCTTGTTCCGGCGTATGGCGTTAGCGGTAGTTGTAGGTCGCTCATTACGCCCAACCTTTGTCTACTACTAATTTTCCTAGCGCGTCTTTTAATGTCGTGCCTTCGACCGGTACTTCTAAGATTTCTTTGTGTAAGTACCAAAATCTTGTTGCCTCTTCTTTGTTAGGCAAGATAGGTACTTCGTTCATCGCTAATTGTGCAGCCGCGATTTGTTCCGGTGTAAATACTTTTGCTTTAACAGCTTTGCGCGGTTCGGTTCCGTAGCGCTCAACCTTCTCCATCTCTTCGCGGCTTGCTCGCTTGCCCTGCGACGCGTAATTACAGTTTGCTAATGCGCGACCCAGACTACTGGTCTCGCAATTTTCTAGGGCTGATGTTCGGTTTACCGGTGACGCTCCGACGATCTCTTCGGCGTAACCTGTTGCCGTAGGATTTAAGTCTTCTTTGTCAAAATAAATCTCTGACCTTACAACAAACTTTCGGTCATCCATGAATACCATTTCTGTCCATGTCCGGCCATTTGGGTGATCTTTCCAGAATTTTGCTAATCTGCTTTCAACTGTCTCGTATGAGTCAAGGTCAAATTTTCCAGCCATTTTCTATGCCTTCCGTAATGGATTCCGTTTTAGAATCTGTTGGCGCTAATCTTGCCTTACTTTTTGTAATTTGTCGCCCATCTTGTAATCTGAGTTTTTGGCGCGTCGTATGAGAGGATTAGGCATGACAACTTTGATAGCCGTTCAGAATGAGAACTGGTGTTTGATCGCCGGCGACTCGCAAACTACGTCGTATCATCTTTCCGCTGATTGCTCTCCAATGGGAAAGATTGCGCAGAACGGGAAATACCTTGTTGCCGCCGCTGGCCTTGTTCGCGGCATGAATTTAATTCAACATTCTTTTAATCCGCCTCCTCCCCCTAAATCTAATCTTGATAAATTTATGGTCAATGTCTTTGTGCCAGCTCTGCGTAAGTGTTTTCAATCAGCCGGGTATGACATGAAAGATGACGGCGACATTGCCTCGCACGATAACGAGTTTATTGTTGCCGCTAATGGCGTTTTGTATTTGATTGACGAGGCTTATGGCGTTGAGCGTACTTCTGATCGGGTCTATGTAACTGGCTCTGGCATGGAATTAGCCCTCGGTGCTGCCCATGCTCTTGGCGTTGCGGAAATTGAAGATTGGGAAGAAGCTGTTACAGTCGTTGAAGCAGCTGTCAATACCGCTATCAAGTACGACATTTACTCCGGCGGCTCTGTCCAGTTTGCCCTCCAAGATACCGGCGGTAAGTCTTGGATTACTAACGGGTAAGTTTGTTGGCCTTCTTGTCGTCGCGCTCTTCTTGTAATTGACCAAATGTCCGGCGCGCCATCTTCTTGTTGAAATGTCTGATGTTGTTTGCCGGTATGCCAATCTTGTTTGTAGGCAAGGTAATTGCTAATAGGTCGCTTGCGTCTTGATTGCCGTATCCCGCGTCTAGTATTGCCGCGTCATCTGGGAACACTTCTGCGTGCCGGTCTGTTTCTTTGTTGATTAGGTGATCTTGTTTTCCGCCCATTGAATAAAGGTATTTAAAATTGTCCGGGCAGTTCGGCTCGACGATCTCTTTGAACATGGCGACTTCTTTTGTGTAGCAATAGAAAGTTACCGCCGGTGTTAGCCGGGCAATTTTTAGCCATAGTTCTAAATACTCTTTTGAGTAGAAATCTCCCGCGTCATGTATCCGTATAAACTTTCCGGCCATCTTCGGTTTCTGGACTTCTTCGAGCATTTGCCCAAACCAGCCTTCTGGGTCTTCTAGCGTGTATTCCAAGTTTTGTATGTGTCGCCCTCTGACGTTGCTGAATAAATAAGTGCCGTTGCGCGCATAGCAGAAACTTGCGCACGCTCCTGCGTTAGGGCACACGTTAAAGTTTTGGCCGTTAGTTAATTGAATTGCGAACGCTGGTAGTGACCAATTAAAAATACCCTCCGGTCGCAGCTCGCTGTTTTGCGTTAGTAGTTTTGCTGGTCTCATTTCCCTCCCCCGGCCTCGTTTACGATTGCGGTAAATCTGATTCTTGCTATTTCCCAAATCACTTTGCTTGGCCAGCTCATCGTGTCCGGCTCTGGCTCGTCAATAATTGCTTGCCGTATTGCGTCTCTTTGTTCGGCTAGTCGTATCTCGATTGTTTTCTCCATTAGTCTAACCACACTTTGTATCCAGCTGTAACGCGGCCTTTTTCCGGGTCAATGAAATGTAGGCGCTGGCTTGGCGTTGCGCTTGCCGCTAACATGACCCCTGCGTATCTGTTGTCGCTCTCGGTGCTGCCTGTCTGGTAGACGCTGCCCTGTCCGTTAGCCATCGCCCATTCTGCGTGCGTATGGTAATGCCCGATGTATACGTCTCTGAATTCCCAAGGGTACGCCCCTGATCTCCAGCGGTTAGCGTGCTGAACGATTGCGCCGGGTGAAGCAAATCCGTTGCGCCCTACTTCGTCTCCATGAATTAGTAGCGCTCTGTAATTACCTATTTCCACCCTTTGAATGTCTTCCGGGCAATCTTTCCAATCCAATCGCTTTTCTCCTGCGAGTAATTGTTTAGCCAGCTCGTAACACATGCGGTCAAAATTATCGCTGCGAGGAACGTTATCGCGCTTACTTCCAATTCGCCCATGATTTCCCCATTCTGGAACTACTGTTACCTTCTTGTAATTAGCCAGCGCGTATCGCACCACATCTACGCATAGGCGGCTTACATTAACGTATTGTTCAAATAAAGTTGCGTCAATTTCGAACGCTTGGCTTGGGAAGTTAAATAGCCCTTCAATCATGTCTCCTCCGAAGAGGATAAATACTTCATCTACCGGGTGATCTGCTCTGTGTATTTCTGTAATTCTTGTTGCCTTCTCTGCGAATGTCATTACTCGTTGGCGCATTACTTCGCTGTTGTAACTTGTTGTCTTCTTTGCGCCTTGCCAGTCTGTTAAATGCCATAGTGCTACTTCTGGCTTCTTCTTATGTTTTTCTAATTTTGGTTCCGGTACTGGGTTGATTCTTCCGGCGGATAGCGTCGCGTCGTAAGAGGCTTGATGTGTTGCTATTACTAGGTCATCAACCTTCTGCTTTGTCTCCATTAGTTTTTTCTGAGTACGCATAAGCGCCCGGCGCAGCTCTGTTACGTCGTTGCTTTCAATGCCTTCTGGAAGCTCGTCAAATTTATCTTTAAGGCTCATCTGTCATCGCAATTTCTCGGCCATGTATTGTGTAGCCTAATTTGTCTTGCCATGAGTCTTCGTGCGCCGGGTTAGCGAAGCATCTTACGCTCTTGTATGCGTCTAGCATTAGCGCTACTTGCCACGCCGGTATGTCTTCGGTTTGTAGCATTGCGCCCCAAATCCTGCCCGTCATGGCGAAGTTTTTATGAGCGTCTCCGTAGATGTTTTGTCTTTCGTCTAGGATTTCTTTTATTTCTTTTCTTGGCATGGGCACGCTCCCAATCTATGGCGGCGTATTGCCTCGTTACTGCTTTTAATGCCTTCGCTGCGCAACGCCATTAGCACTTCATTTGCTGAGTAGCCTTTAGACCAAGCCGCATCTAGCGCTTTACGATCTTCCGGTGTTAAGGAGTTATACATTTCCATGTAGGCGCATGGGTTTCTTTTGGTCTTCTTTGCGTCTATGTCGTTTAATTTTTTAGCCAGCGTCATGTTGCCTCCTGTGGATAATCGTAGCCTTAAATAGCAAGAACCTCCAACCGCTTCCCACCGGCTAGAGGCTCTTTGCTATTAAGTTTTATCCGCTAGGCGGACTTCTTGGCCTTCTTTGTTTCTGCCTTTAGCAGCTTGTCAATTTCGGCTGCCGCTTCTACTGCTTTAATTCCAAACGCTAAGTCTTTAGAATTGAGTGCGCGTAATAGTGGTGCTGCTACCGCGATCGCCGCAGCTGTAAGTAAATCGCGTGGGTCTGTTTTGCCCATTGAGATTGCTACGCATACTGCCACTAGCGCTGCGCGGCCGTAAGAGGCAATCGCTGCTTTTAATTCTTTACTCATTTATGCTCCTTTTGGTCTGCCTACCGCGATAATCGTAGCGTAGCCGCGCTTCTTTATGTAGAATCCGCCGCCGTTGCTCTGGCTGCCCTTCTTGCTGTTGCTGGTATTGCCCTCGTAAGCCGTAATAGTTTTTAATTTTGCGTTATTGCTTTTAATAATACCGACGTGATCTGGCTGCGCGTCTGTGTCGAATTGGTAGAACACTAGGTCGCCCGGCGCTGCTTGGCCAACCGGCACCAGCTGGTTATTCTTAGCCAAATACTTTAGCCATTCGTCGCAGCTGGCAAATCCTTTTGGCTTTGTTTTTGGCGCTACGCTCAAGATTGCTCCTGCGTCGTAGAAGATTTTAGACGCGCTCATTGCGCACCAAGGTTGATAGTTTAGCCCGTACCACTTGCCAAACGGCGTGTCGTTATTTGTGCCTTCTTCGTAGCCAACTAATCCAGCTGCTATTTCTAATACCTTCATTTCGCACCCTCCTCTATGTGTTGATCGAATCTGCCTGTAAGTCTAGCCAAATCTCTTTCCATGCGGTCATTCTGGTCTCTAAGGCTAGAGCCGCCGTTGCGGTGAAATTGCGCGTGGATTTTTTCTAATTTCATGTCTTGCGAGGTCAATCTCTGGTCAATCCTGCGCCATGCTCTGAACCCCGAGGCCGGCAGAATAATTAGAATGGAAATAAGTTGCGCTACGGTAAGTGCGGTGTCTAGGTTCATTTGCGCTCTTTCGAGTTATGTCCAAGTAATGACGCGCACCGTACCGGCGCTGTCTACTATCTTGGCTTGATTGGTTGTTGTATTTAGCCATGCGTCGCCCTTGCGAGGGTTTGTAGGGTCTGATGTTACATTAGGAAAGGTGAACCGCGTGGCCGTTTCTAGTTTTCTAATCCGCGAAATTATGTCATCAAAATAAGTTCGTAGGTCAAATGGCTGATTTATGTATCCCATTAGTACGTTCCCGTCGTTAGCGTTAATGTAATTCTTTCCGGGCTGTCTTCTCCCGGTGTAACACTTAGCGCGACTAGGCGGTAAATTGCGTCTAGCGTCGTAGGGAATCTGTTGTCTGTAATAATAATTCGCACTTCGTCGCCTACGCGGTAAGTTCCGAATACTGGGTTTTGTGATGGCGGCGCTACCACTTTGAGTGTTGTTGGCGGGTAAGAAACCGCTGTGATCTGGCCTTGCGCTAATCCTGCTAATACTGTTGTATCAGTTATGTCAGAGTAATTGGCTTGATCTTCTAGCAGCGCCCAGCCGTCTGTAAACTTAGTTGCGTCGGTTGCTGTCTGAATCAGCTTGCCTTCGTTGCTGCCAGCTCCTAACGCGTAAATTGTGTTTGCTGCGATTGACGCGTCTTCCGGGTAATTGTATTCCACCATGTTGCCCGGTAATTGAAATACCGGCGCTGTCGCGTTAGTGCTGGAATAATCTGTTCCGACGCGTGGGTAGTAAGTGTTAAACGATCTGGCCGGGTTGTTGCCTCCGTCGTAATAAACATTAATCTCGTAGTCGAATCCGTCTAATTGCTTTGATAGGTCTTGAACCGCCGAGAATACTGTCTTGTATTCGTAGCCGTAATAGGTTCGCGTCACTAGGTTTCCCGAGGTAGTAGTAGAGGCCGGGTCTTGATTGTAAAGTAACCCGATGTTTCCGTACGGCTCGCCTTGCGCGTTGCTGATTAGGGCTTGCGCTAAATCTAATTGGTCAATGTTTGTGTATGCCTGAGTGCTAATAATTCTGCGTCGCTCGAAATAAGACATGAATTCTCTTGCTTGGAATGTTAGCGTCTGGCTTGTTGAACTGTATTCCCGCCCCCAGATTATTCCGCCCCAAACTAGCGTGCCGTCTCGGTCAACGTATACGACAGTTCGGCCGGGTATTGTTCCGTTAGCGACGTTTAAGCCAGCTGCGTTTACTCCTGAGAGTAATAGCCGACCCGTTAAGGTTCCCGAGGTATTTAGTTGTTGCGTAAAACTTACCCCGGTGATTGGCAGCTCTGCCAAGATCGCATTTGTAGCGAGGTCAGCAAACAAGTATCGGTAAGTTGCCATTACCGCAGAATACCAGTAATCTCTTCTCAACTTATCTTGGAGGCGAAATGAGTCGAACAATTAAATTTGAGGCGAGAGACGAATACGGCTGGGAAGTAGCAGGCCGCCCGTACCCGGCGAGTCAGGCTGTGCCTGATTGGTGGAAGGCTATGACTCCTTATAGTAAAAGTGAAGATAACCCTAAAGGTAAAAAGTTAATTATTAAAGATCGTGTATCAAATGCTGGACCTAAAAAATGCGTACCGATGCTAGACGCCATTACTTCGGGTTACATAATCCCTTTGTGGGCTGATGTGCAAGTTAAGAACGAAGGTCTGAATAAATTAATTACTTGGCGTACAACAGAACAAGTGTTTATGGAACACGGAAATCAAGCAAGAGATGTTCAGACTCCTGTTGGCTACAATGAACAGGTATTTAAGTTTATGAATAAGTGGAGGATTATTACACCCAAAGGTTACTCATGTTTAATCACTCAACCTTTTGGCTATCGAGAAACTGGTGTTCAAGCAATACCAGCAGTCATTGACACTGATAAAAATAATCTTGAAATCTTGCCGCCTGTTTGGTTAACAAATGATTTTGAAGGCATACTCGAGAAAGGTACTCCTATGGTTCAGGTTATTCCTTTTAAGCGATCTGATTGGAAAGCAGAATACTCATACTTAAAAGATGGCGAGTATCAAAAATTAGAAGATAGGAATTTTGGCGGAACTCTTGTTAACCATTACATGAAGAAGGTTTGGTCTAAAAAAACTTACTCATAACTCCCAAGATAAATTTTTTTCATTCCAAGTATAAGGTAAATCATTATCTGGAGATGGTGTTGGTGCGCTCCAGCTGCCAGTAGTTGTATCTAGTATCCAAGAAGGAAATGGCTGTTGATGAATAAAACCATCTAGGTTTTCATCATAAACCAAACCAATCGCAGCAAAAGTTATTCTGTAAGGAGTGCCTCCTAAAGCATGGCGACCAGAGTTAGTGTTGTAGGAAGTTCGTTTACACTTTAAACCAGTTACTTCTGCGTAATGGGCTTCCCAATCCGTAATCCCGTCAACGACCTCGTCTTCGTTTCTTCCTGTTATTACTTGCAGAACAACATTATTTTGATTCATTAAAGCGTAATGAGCCATTAGATTGTCACCGTACCTGTTCCGCTTGTGAATTGGTAAACACGGTAGCCAGCTCTTGTTGGTTGAGAATAAGTTAGTCCACCGCTAATTGAAGTTAAAGCAGCAAAAGAATCAGGGTAGGCAAGAATAACTATTCCCGAACCACCATTGGAAACATACGGAGCGCCACTTGCGCCTGTTCCATTTCCGCCACCACCACCGCCCGTATTCGCAGTCGCATTCTTAGACGATGTTTGGTTTAACGCTGACAAGTAACCACCCGCTGGACCACCACCAGCGCTACCGGTTCCCGGAGTTACGGCCGAAGGCGTTGAGTTGTTGTAGGCACCACCGCCTCCACCACCCGCGCGCGCAGTTGAAGTTCCGTTAATTGAAGATGTAGCTCCTGAACCGCCGTTGCCTCCCGTTGCAGGTGAGCCTGACGCGCCAGTTCCACCAACACTACCTGCTCCTCCGCCTCCTCCTGCTCCTCCGCTACCCGGATTTGCGGCACCAAGCCCACCAGCATTTCCTTGACTTGGAGATGTTGCGGGTGTGTTACCCGTTGAAGGAACACTAAAATCGCCAGCGCCCGAACCGCCACTACCGATTGTTAGCACCGAACCCGGGTTGACTGTTCGTACCATTCCGCCGCCTGATGTGGTAATGCTTGCAAAAACTGAGTCTGATCCGTTAGATGATCCGTCAGAACCAGCGCCAACAGTAACTGTGTAAGAAGTTCCAGCAGTAACGGCCAAAGAAGATGTGAGATAACCACCAGCTCCACCACCACCGCGAGAGTTCGCGTTTGGGCTATTGGTTCCACCGCCACCCGCAATCACTAGGTAGTCAATGCTTGTAGGAGGCAGCGCTCCTCCTGCCCTGTAACCACGCCCCGACCCGTTTGCTAATGTAGAAATTATTGGCACGATCTATCCTTTATGCGAACTTCGTTTGCGATTCAAGCACGATGTAGGTAGGCGTTGCTGCGGTTTTGATGATGGTGAAAGTGTAAGCGTCAATCGCGCTCGCGTTGCCTGCGGTAATTGCTGCCGGAACTTTTGGCGTTACTGTTGTTCCGTCAATCTGAATGACGTTTGGATAGTAAGCGGTTGCGCCATTTGTGTTAAGCCATACCAAAGTGATCGCGTCGCCTACCGCAAGTTTGCTGTTTAATGTTGCGCCAGAACTGTAACGGAAGTTTAGTGTGTGATTTGCTGTCGCGTTTGTCGTGTAATACCAAACCGAGGCAGTTGAAACTTCGAAGTTAATTGTTCCGGTTGCGGCGGCTGCGACTACATTGACGTCTTCTTCTAAGCCTTTGACTACTCCATCTGTAAAGACTGCTTCGTTGACCGCCGGGGCAGTAAGAGTTTTATTAGTCAATGTTTGCGCTGTTGTTAAGTCAGCTGTTACGGCTGTATTAATAGCCACAGACGGAATTGGACCCGTTCCGCTTGTCACGGTAATACCAGTTCCAGAGGCCACTTCGGTTAAATCGCCAGTAGGTAAATTGGTTGTTACATTTGCTCTTGTATCGGTAATGTTGGCTGTTAGAATTGAAGTTACGCCAGCGCCTACCGCGATAGTTGCTAAAGAAATTGAGTTATCAGGTATAGCAGGCGCGACCGGCGAGGCAGCTGCGGTTCCGGCGACTACGTTAATTGCTACTGTGTTTAGTGCTCCTGTGTAGTAAGCGTCGGATACGGTAATACATACGCGGTCAATTCTTGGGTTTGACGGGTTAGCCGTAGTAATGGTTGCCGTTGCTGTTGCGTCGTTGTAAAACTGGTACACGCCCATGTTGGCTTGCGTTGTACCTACGATTGCTCCCCAGCCAGCCGCAATCAATACTGACATTCCAGCGGGTGAATTCTGTGTTACCGCTAATGAAGATGTGCCGACTATTCCCGTCGTAGCGTAAATTGCTTGCGTAGTGAGACGATCATTTTCTGCCGGGTGCGAGCCGTTTTGTAACCAGCTTGGCGGTGTCCGTAATGCCATTTTTATCTCCTAAATGTATGCCGAGCGCCAAGTAACGGTAGCAGCTGTTGTACCGCCTAGTGTACCCGTACCGGTCATGTAAAACGAGTTAGTTCCCGGCGGCGCTGAGAACCAGTTTGAGCCGCCTGCGACTAGGTTGCGGCCGGATACTCCGTTGATCGTTACTAACTTTTCGTCTAAGTTAATTACTACTGTATCTGTATTTGTGTAAGTACCTGAAATTGTTATGTAATAACCCTGCGTGATGTTACCGAAAGTTGGGTTTGTAATAGGACCATTCATTGTAATAGTTGGGTAAGTCGTTGCCCAGCCGTTATTCAATACTGTTGTCGAGGTGCTTAGTGAGCCGCCACCGTATACCAGAGGGTACACGCGGTTGTAGGTACGGCCTAGCGGGTTAGAAATTGCCAGCGTTCCCGTTTGTAGCGCGTCGTCGTAATAGCGTGGGTCTGGGCAGAAGAAGGTGTATTGGCTCTTGATGTATCCGTATGTAAAATCCGGGTCTACCATGGTTCGGTTTGCGCGGGTACGAGCATTTACTCTTTGTAGCCCTTCTGCCGTACTCATCTGGAACTGTAATACTGTTGTTCCGGTTGTCTGCGGTAGGACATTTCTTTGTAACAAATTGTAATTAGTCTGCGCGCTTGAACTCATGTTCATAGTTCCGCCGCTTGTCCGGGTGTCCGTTAGCGTTACCGGTATTGTGAATTGAGTAGTGGTTAATACTGTCGCTTCTTGTAAAATCTGGTTAAATCCTGCTCCAGCTGTTCCGGTTGGATTGCCGGTTGAGAGCACTCCGGTGATCGTAACCTTTTGGCCTGTAATTAGTTTGTGCGCCGTTGAAGTGTTGTAAGTAATTACTCCGGTTCCGGTTGCCGTTGCGCTTGAAATCGTGGCGGTGCTGCTATTGCCTAGGGTTAAAATTGTAATTGTAATGTCGCGGCCTGATAGGAAATCGTTGCCGGTAAACATGCCGTCTGAGTAGCCTCGGTTATCGTCTTGATTTCGTATGTTAGGTAGCGCTTCTAGCCCGTCTACCGCATAAACTTGATGGCAGGAATCAGCTCCGCCGAAGATGTATCCGTTAAAGGCAAACGAGTAATTATTTAGAGAGGCTACTGTTGGCATTTGTTACCTTCCCACTCTGCCGTTTATGGTAATAAAATCGCCATCCGTTGCCAACCCCTGCGTTTGCCCGAATAGCACCGCGTTTTTTACCACCGTAGCAGTTTGATTTGGGTCTGTTAAGTTTACCCCTGTAATGTCGGTCTGGTAGTAATTGGTAATTGTAGCGACTTCTGTATTGGCGCTTTGTGCGCCTGTACCTGAAAGAATTCCAGCCATTGGCGATCCGGCTAATGCTTTTACTCCTGCCTTTGCGCCTCCTAGAGTTGTAATCATAGAAGCAGTTTTTACTAATGCGGCTTGTAATTCATTTAACTTCTTTATGGTCGCTTTGTTTAGTTTGTCAATCTGGTCATTAAAAATCTTGGCAGCATCAAGTAAAGATTTTTCCAAATCCTTCTTGATCTTTGTTAGCGCGTCTGCTTGCGCCTTTGCTGCTTTTGCTACCGCTTCGTCGTAATTTTTCTTTGCTTCTGCTAGGGCTTCCGTTTGGGCTTTAGCCGCTTCTGTCATTGCTTCGTTGTAATTTTTCTGCGCTTCTGCTAAGGCTTCTTGCTGCGCCTTTGCTGCGTCTGCCATTGCCTCGCTGTAACTTGCTTTTGCTTCGGCCAATGCTTCCATGCGTGAACTTGCCGCGCTTGTTAGCGCTTCGCTGTATTTGCTCTGGCTGTCGCCTAGTGCTGCGGTCAGGCTTGTTTGATTGTCGGCAAGCGCAGTATTTAAGTCTGCCCCTACTTGCTGGTATTCGTTTAGAAGCTCTTCCGTAGCGAAACTTGTTGAGGTACTCATCTGGCTTGCTAGGCCGTTTAATCCATTCTTGCTTGTATCCTCCATTGCGCCGTAAAGGTCTTTTAATTGCGCCTGAGTATCCGGCGTTGCCTGTAAAATTGCTTGCGCCATCGCGTTGCCGGTGTCTGTTCCCGACGCAACGATCTGTTGAATAAATGTCTGTGTGTATCCGAGGCTTGCCAGCTTGCCAGCATTTTGCTGGAGTTCGACGATCTTGGCTAACTTGTTTTTCATCGCAGCTGCGAGTCCAGCACCGCTCTTGTCGCTGTCTTGGAACATCTTTGCTAGGTCTGTTTTGGTTCCGCTTTCAAACGCATTTGTTAAGAGTGCGCGACCCTTCTCAATAATAGAAGCTCTTTTTTGGGTTGCGCTCTCTTCTAGTTTGACCGCCTTATTAGCGTAGTCTTCGCTGATCTTTTGGTTTCTGTCATTGAAATCTTTGAGCGCTTTTGTGACTGTGTCTTGGTAATTCTTGGCGATCTTTTCTTTTGACTTATTGTAGGTCTGTAATGCGCGTGCGGTAGAGTCTTCGTAAGTCTTGGCTATGCGCTCTTTTGCGTCATTGTGCGCTTTTAGTGCGCGCTCTGTGTCTTGCGCGTACCGCTTTGCTATTTGTACTTTGTCTTCTTCGTAAGAGGTTAATGCGCTGGCTATGTCTTCTTCGTAGTCAGCGGTTATTTCTAATTTTCTTTCAGCGTGTCTTGCGTGTAACTCTAGGATAGTTTCGTCGTAATTTGCTTGTATCTCGCTGCGCTTTTCCGCTGATTCGGCTATTACTTTGTTCATGTCTGCGTAAGACTTTTTCACGTCTTCGTTAAGTTTTTTCAGAGTCGCCTTTGTCTTGTCTGCGTCGGCTTTGATTTTCTTTAACTGGTCGGCTGTTAATGCGCCGCCGCTTCCCGGGGCAGCTGCGCCGCCTTCTTCTCCGGTTGGCACTTTTGGCGGTGCTCCAAAACTTGGCAGCTTGATTTTCTTGTCAGCCAGCCCGTCTAATGTTTTTTTGTACGACTCAACCTTCTTTGCTGCTCCGTCAAAGAACTTGCCCACGCTGTCTATCGCGCCGTTAATGTCTTTGAGAGCCTCTCCTGCGCCTGCGACCCCAAGCATGTCTAAACCTTTAAGTAGTAATCTCATCGGACCCGTTACTACTTTTAATACTCCCACGGCTAAATTACCGACTTGTTCAATAATAAATGCTAGGGCAGTTAATCCGGCTTTGCCTACCGAGATCATTATTTTTCTAAATGATTCGCTGTTGTTCCACGCGTAAACAAATCCGGCCGCCAGCGCTGCTAACAAGAGCACTACTAGGGCAATCGGGTTGGCGTTCATTACGGCATTGAGCATTACCATTGCTCTGGTCTGTTGATCTGTCGCTACGACGTCTATCAGCTTTGCGCCTCGTAATAAAGTTGTTGCTACCAAATAAAGGCTTGAAATAGTTGTACCTATTGCCATGACCGCGTGGTAAACCTTAAACGCCACGACCGCCGTTCCAATAATCGCAACAAATAAACCTAGTGCCTCTTTGTTTCTGTTAATGAAACTTAGTAACGGCGCTAGGTACTTTGTGTATAAGTCGCCAATAGTCTTTCCGATTTTTAGCAGGATTGGCTGTAAATTTGTAATAAACTCCCGAGCGAAATCGGCAACTTTGTCTTTTGCCCTGAATACTGCTCCCGCGAAGGTATCGCCAGCTGCCTTTGCTGCTCCTCCGAATTCGGTGTTCATTTCTGCCAGAATGATCTTCTGCGCGCCCATCATGTCGCCAGATTCTTGTAATGCTTTGATCTGCGCCTTCTGCGCGTCGGTAAAGACTACGCCTACTCTAGTCAGGGCTGTTATACCTTTTATAGGGTCGTTAAGCGCTTTACCTAATTGAACAGTTGCCCCTTGTAAATCTCCGCCCATTTTTACTGACAGGTCTAGCGCTGATTGGCTTGCTTGATTAAAAATGTCGTTATTTTCGCCGGCTACGTTGCGTATGTTTGTAAAGGTCTGGAATACCGCTTGCGATTGTATAATCAAGTTTTCGTCTACCGCTGATAATTTTTCTAGCGCGCTTGCTTGCGCTTGTAATCCTTCTACGCTCAATCCGGCCGCGTTGCCTGTTGAGGCAATACCGGCTGCTAATTGCGCTGATACTTTTTCGTATTCTTGCGCGTCGAGTATTGCGCTTTGTATTCCGGTCTTTAGCATGTTTAGGCCGGAGGTCATCAGGTCTCCAGCGAATACGCCGGCAGCTGCCGCCTTAAAGTTAGCCATAAATCCGGTTTGCTTCTCGACTGTCTTTCCGAAGTTTTGGAAATCGCCTGTCAGCTGGTTCATCTGTGACGCAATTTTTGCGGTCTCTAGTTGTAATTCAATGAGTACCGGTGGAATTGAGTTTGCCACTTTTACCCCTTATACCTAGATTTGAACGCGTTAGTAAATACCCGGTTTAAAGTTCCGTTACCGATCAACTTCCCTGCCGCTGGTATTAGGTAAGGATACCGCTTGCCGCGCCATTTTGGGTGTCCTAATTCTACGGCGCGTGCGTATTCTACTGTTGGACCCACCGTAGCAATGTAACTTCCAAATCCGTATCGCACTTCTGTTGTAATGCTTCGGCGTAAAGTTCCGGTAACTACGTTCGGACCCGGACCCGTTCCCGGGAGATGGCCTTCGCCTCTTGCGTGAGTGCCGGTATTAGCGTTTTTCTTGGCTTCTCGTTCTAGCGCAAATCCTGCCTGAGCGATCGCAAATTCTCCGGCCTCCATTATGTTTTTTTCAAAGGCCGTTAGCCCGTTCATTACTTGCGAGAGATTGCGTACGATTATTGCGCCCATTTAGTTACGCTCTGCTCTCTCTGCTTTGATTTCTTCTACCGCCCCCGCGATCGCAATTAGCCAATCTCCCGTTCCAGCTGGCAGGTTATCTACTTGCTCCGGTGTCCACCCGAACCTATCTGCCATTGTAAAGTAAAACCATTGCTCATCAGGGTAATCGAATTCGTCAGCTCGGCTGCCTCCGTTAATTACCCATTTTAATCTTTCGAGTTGTCGGTAATCGCTTTTGGGTCTGCCTCGTTTTTGTCATTCTTGGCCAATGACGGGAATAGCACTTTGTTTGCGTCAGCTGTTGCCTCTACTAGCGCGTCGTAATCGGCCATTTCTAATTCTTCGATTGACTCAATCTTGATTGACGGAATCAGTAAGTCAAATGACCACTCTTCTACGAGCATCGCAATAATGGATTCGCCTAGCGCTAGCGCTTTGCCTAGGTCGCCGGTTTCTGAATCTGCCGCCTTCATTACCTTCTTGCGGTCTTTGACCCGTAGTAGTGCCGGGTCTTTGAATTTAACTGTTGCGCCTGATGGTAGAGTGATGTTTTTTTCCATGATTGCCTCCTGTTGTTTGCCTTCCAATTATCTTAGCGTAAATCAAGGGAGTAGGGGAAGGGAGACCGGGAAGGCGTTCGATCTCAACCTTACCCCTACTCTTGATTAGTTATGCGTATGTACCGCTTGGCTTTGCGTTCTGTAATACCCACTTGATAGGTGAGAATCCTGCGCTTGCTCCTGCGTCGGTAGTGTTACCGATTCCGTTAATGTCAACAGAAATCTGTACGAAATCTGAGCCGCGCTCGATCGCTGACGCAACGTATGCGCCCTTTGTTAGAGTTGCTTGGATTTGTACCGCAGCTGCGGCCGCGCCGTATGCCCAGTTAAAGACTAGGGCTGGCTGAGTGTTAGTTAGGTAACGGGTTAATTCTGTGTCAGCTTCCATTACGAAAGTGATCTTACCGGTTACTTCTAGCGCTCCGAGGAACACGCTGTAAGGGTTTTGTGTTGTTGAGATTCCGTAAATAGGTGTTACTGGTCGCTTCATGGCGATTTCGCCGCTAATGCTGTTAGTAATTGTTGTCGCACCAATGCTCACGGAACCCTTCCATACCTGAGTAGGCAGGATAGTTGAGAAGCTCGGTGTAGGTGTTGCCGCTGCCGCGCTTGCGAATCCTGTTGTCTTTGCGTCGTATTCCAACATTCCGTCAGCATTGAATTTCAATGTGAAGTCTGAGAATTGGCAACCCGGGTATGCGCGTACTGCCGCTGCGTAGAAGTCAGTAATAGTGTATGAAAGTGGTTGAGCGTCTGCCGCTGCTACTGCGCTGTTTTCTAGCGAAATAGTGTGTGTAAATGGCGCGCTTGCTCCTGTTGTTGCTACGTCGCCAAGTAGGCCAGCGATCGCGTATCCAATAGTGTCTGGGAATACTGATCCGCCAAAGTCGTATGTCGAGCGCGTACGACCCGGTAAGTAGTTGTAATTCTTTACGAGTGAACCGCGTAGGCCTTCGTCGTAGAGTGGGTCAATCACGTCTACTGGCTTTAGGCTTCCGGCCATTACTGGTATGAAATCTGTTGGCGTTACTGCGGTTCCCTTAGTTGCCTCTTTAGCAATTCCAAGGTAACTGCGAACGGAATTTTGTACGGACATTTACTTCACCTCTTTTTCGGTAGAGTCAGACGCGGCTGACGGTATTAGTGCTGTTGGCTTTGTTGCTGTTGCTTTCGCGTCGTCAAATGACTCTCCGGCTTTTAGAGTGACGCCAAGCGTAGGATACACCCGCTCGTCGTTACCTTCGTTTGTGATCTTCATGTTTCTCCTATGCTTGTATCATCTCTGTTACATCGAATTGTATCTCAGCAAACGTCTCCGTCGCTCCGCCGTTATCTGTTGCCGGCTCTCCGTAAGTTGTATTTATGGCCGGCTCTGCGCCTTGCCAGACTAGATTGCCCGTTGCGTCTCCGAAATTATGGTCAGCTCGCAGCCGGGTTTTGATTGAGTCAATCAGCGTGTCAAATGTCGTCATCGCTGCTTCTGCGTTGCGCTCCATTGAATGCTGGTAGACCTGTAAAATTACTGAGTAGTCAATTCTCTTCCAGCCGTTAGTTGCCCCGCCTATTGCTATACGGCTCTCGCGCTCGCTTTGAATAAAGATTACTACCGCAGCTCTGCTTAGTTGGCCGGGCGTGGAATTAACTTGGTAGTTAATGCGCTTCGGGAATGATGTAAAAATCTGGTTTAGCCCTGTAATGCTTCCGGTGTTTAGCCAGTTGTAAAGGGTAGCGCGTACGCCGGTGCGCCCTGCCACTAGCGAATCCGTCTGTATAGATCAAGCATCGTTAAGGCAGTTTGAATGTCTCCGCCGTACATCGTTGCTCCGCTTACGTTGCCGTTAGGCTGCGTCGTAATGTTCATGGTGAGGGAATTGTCTCCGCGCATTTTCAAGAATGCCGTTGTAATGAGGATACAGGCCTGTTTAATCGTATTTGGTAAATTACCTATGGCCACGCCGCTAGCGTGCGTATAGGTCAACGCAGCCGTTAATGGAACTGTTGTAGAGCCGTAGGTATAGGTGCTGGCCACGACTACTCGCTCGCTGCTTGCCCCGTCTGAAATCCTTAGCGTCATTCCGGCCACTATTCCGTCAGCTGTCTGAACTGTCAGCGTGCTCTGGGTTGCTGTTGCCGTTGCGATTAGGTTATTAGCGTATCCGGAAGTGTATTGGTATGTTACAAACATTTGTTGTCTCGGTGCTGCTCCGCCGAACGAGAGTGCTCCCTGAGAGGAATAAGTTAATGCCAGCTGTGAAAGTGGCACAATTATTTGCTGCTCCTCGAACCATGACTTTGACGGGTCGGCTAGCGCAATAAGGTTATTTGGGTCAGTTCCGTATGAAAGGCTTTGTAGCGAAATGATCGGGTTATTGTTCGGGTGTATTATTAAGTAGCCCTGCGAGTTCATTCGGGTTCGCTGATTTTCGATCTGGGTAGACGCGTTTAAGTTTTGGTTAAGGTATTCGTTCATAAAACTAGAAGCTCTTAGAATGACGTTAGCCAGCTCTGCGTCTTGCGCTCCTGAGTTACCGCCTACTACTAAGTTATCTATGTCAATCGCTGTCGGAGCATTCTTGTATTCGGCGATGGTTAGGTATGGATTTTCATTGAACGCTTGCTGCGTAGTTACTCCGGTCGCCATGTCTAATCCCCGTCTGTTTTAATCCCGTTGCCGTTATCGTGTCCGCACCGGCCGCACATCTTAAACCAGCTGCCGAATCCGCACTCTACGCAAGTGTATCCGAGATTTTCATTGTTAATCGTTGCCCCCATTAGAGAGGCTTCAATAAATCCTTCTGATTTCATTGCCTTTGCGTCGCTGTTGCTGACTGTATAAATGCCTTGCCTGTTTGGTGTGTAACTTCTGTTGCCTACTACTGTTTCTTTTACGCCTTTATCCGGCGCAACCATTCTCTTTGCCATGCTGCCTCCTCCTGTTTTTATGAAGAAGAGGGAGCGCTCCGTTAAGAACGCTCCCCCTCTCGCCTTACTTATTAAGCAGAAACGATACCTGAGACTGCGCCGTTCCATGCTGGAGCGGTACAGAAGAATGTTCCACGGAAATAAGTTGAGAATTCGTAGGCAAATTGTGTAACTGGCCATTGAATACCCATGTAATCCTGAACCATAAAGTTAGACCATACGTCTGAAACTTCGGTATCTGGAATTGGTAGTGTGAATGAGAGAACTGGAGATACGCCCTGCGGTAGCCATGGGTGTACCTCTAGGTCTACTGCCTTGCCGGTAACTTCGTTTTGTAGTCCAGTAACGATGGAACCATAAGTAGTTCCGCCTGTTCCCGGATTGTCAATAGTTAGACGGTAGTTAGCAGTTGAGCCTGATTTGATCGCGTCAGAAAGTTGCTTGCGGTCATTGCCGTTTAGCAATACCAAGTCTGGGTCAGCCTTAACTGAATCGTAAAGACTTGCGAATACTGTCTGGTATTCAGCTCCCGGATTTGATGTTGAGAAAGTGCTGTTAATGGCGCTGTTAATGCCTGAGTTTGCGCCCAAGACTGTTGGCAAGATTCCGTCGTAGCCTGTTGCGTATGCTGATGTATCAGCAGACGCGCGAGAAGCTGCGGCAGTTGTTGTCTTGAATGGTGCTGTATTGCCTGTTGTCTGGATTGAAGTAGCACCCTGAATTGTGAATGTACCAGTTCCCTTTAGAGTTCCCTGATACTTCAAGTTTGCTGCGCCTGTTGCTGTTCCAACATAAATGTTGTAACCAAGTGCGCCTGAGACGGCAGTTGATACGGCGACTGTTAGTACGTCTCCGGAAGCAACGGCGGTGCTCGCTTCTGTTCCAAGGATTGACTCACCGAATCCTGAGCCTGAAATACCTGCGTCAGCTGTGACGTTAACGTAGTAGGTAGTTGCGGCTAGTGCTGTCTGTGAACCTGACGCTACTGGAGAAGCAAGTGCGAATGTAGGTGCTGTTAAGGCTCCTGCGTATCCGCTTGCTGTTCCGCGTGCCATCAACATCATGCGCTCTTCCATCAACATAGTTGCGTAGAGGGTAGATGTAGATGAAAGTTGGCGTAGGTCTTGGTAACCCAGACCCGAGAAGTTAGCGTCAAATGAAACGCTATCGGATAGTGAGTAAGAGTTGTAAGGCAGAATTAAATCATCAGCAGCATACGAGATTTTTGGACCACGCTCGAAGTTGATCGAGCCAAATGCTGTTGTTGTTGATTCTGTAATTCCCGGCCATGTATTGCCGACTCCGCCTGTACCGGTACCTGTGTATCCGAGGATACGCTTGACGCGGTGTGATGTACCAATTCCCTTTTTGCGTGGGATTCGGTTACGGAGTGGAGTAGGGCGAGGTGTTAGCAGCTTTGCCGGTGCTTCTAAGTCGAAGGCAGCAAAAGATGTTGAGAGTGGAGATGTAAGTGTTACGTCTTTTTGAATGTCCTGCATCGCTGTTCGCTGTGAGGCGAGAGCGCTGTTTAGGTTAGCAAGGGCATCTCCGGTTAGTGACTTGTTAGCAACGAGCGCTTCGATTGCTGAGACTGGATCGGCGGCTGGAGCAAGACCCGGAACAGACGACGCATTTGAGAGAGACTTACCGAGTGAATCGGTGTACTCCTCCATGCGGTTTGCTGCTTCAATAGGTGTTGCGTCGCCGAAGAGGTCTTTAGCGCGTGGCATTTCGGCCATGGTTATTGTCCTTTCGGGTTAGTTGGATTCGTTCAGGGCTGACGCTTTACCGAGAAACTCTTGGTATAGCGCCTTGTATCCCTTTGCTAAATCCGGGTCGGTTGTTGCGTCTGCTTTAGCCTTGTATGTTGCGGCCTTCACCAATAAATCTGTTGACGCGTGATCTACTGGCCTGATGGTTCGTTTTGGACCACCAGCAACCGCGAGTGACTTAGCAACCGCTAACTCTGTTTCCAAACCTACTGCTTTATCTGACGCTGCCTCTTTTGCGGCGATCAGATTGGCAATCTCTGCGGTTAGAGACTTCGTTGCGCTCTTTACTGCCTCTTCTACGATGGCTTTTACTTCATCCTCTACGCTTTCGGTAGTGGAATCTTTTGTTTCTTCTTCTTCGGTATCTGCGGACTCTGCGCTCTTAGGCGTGTCAGCCGGGGATACCATGTCAGCTGTACTTACATCAGTACGGCCATGGGATTCTTCCGGTGTATGGCAACCGCATTCTAGGCACTTGTTTTCTGCGCTCTTCTCCGCTTCTGCGCCGAAGTATTTACCGCACATGCCCTTGATCGCGTCGTCTTCCATGCCAGCTTCTTTACAACGGGCTTTGAATTCGTTTTCTGTTTCGCCTTTATTGGGCTTCATTTCTTTGTGCGCGGCCTTTTCTGTTTCTTCGTCGTCGGCAGCTTTAAATCCGCCTTCGCAGTTACAAGCGTCTTCCGCTTTATCGCAAACTTTACACATTGCTTTGTCCATTTTCTTTTCGGTGCTCGCGGACATTTCGATTGTTTCTTCCATGACTTCTCCCTCTGCTTCTTCGCCCTCGTACCAAGCGAATAAATGGTGTACGGCAGAAAGGAGATGAGCAATAGACATTTCTTCGTTGCTGCCCGTCGTATCCATTTCGTTCGCTTCAACCACAATTAGTTGCGCGAGTGCGCTGCGTGCTGACTCGTAAAGTTTCTTATCGAACTTTAGGGTTTCGCCGGATACGAGAGACTTGGCTTCGTCAATAAGGTCTGAGGCTGTTGTCATCTTGTCGCTCTCTGTTAAGTTACGATCAAAGTCTATAACATTAACGCCCTTCTTTGTTTTCTTCTTGTAAGTTCCGCCGCGCTTCTTGTATTCGCGTACTAACCAAGCATTAGCGTAAGCAGACGGGTATACGTCGAACTTGGCTTTTGCCTCCGCCTTTACGCGATTGTATAATTCTTTATCCGCTGGCTCTGAACTGCCTCCGCCGGCGTTTACGGCTTCGTAATTAGGCTTGTCTTCGGCCTTCTCAATCAGCTCTTCTACTTTCCAGATTCCGGTTTCGCCGTTTACGCTCTTGGCTAATAGAAGCTGGCAATTAGGGTTGGCCGGGCGATCTACTAGGCTTACTTCGACGATCTGGCCATCTACAATACGCCCGTTGGCTGCCTTTTCGTCTCGAATTATGCGCGGTGACTTAATACCAATACTGAATCCTTTTAATACTCCGGTGTCTACCTTCTTTACGCTGATCGGGTCTACTACTAACGCGTGTATGTAGTGGCCGTCTGCCTTCTTCTCGTATTCTTTTGCGACGCCAGCTGCTATGTTTGAGTGCTGCTCTCTAATGTTGCCGCCGCTTTTGAACCAATCAGGCATTGCCCGGTCTAGCCATGTAGGGTCGCAAATCTGTTGATCTATGTCTAAGGAGTCGTCAGTAGCCTTGCCGTAGACCATCATCGTGCCGTCTGCGTTTTTATCTGCCTTTACGATTTCAAAGAACGCCGTAGTTAAGTCTTTCACGATTGATTTCTCCTTAGTTTCATTTTCTCTGATTGTTTTTCTAGCCCATGTCCACCCTGCGTCACCGCCCCAGAGTAGCCAAGCAATGTAGCCGGCGCTATCTTTGCCCCAGCCTTCGCCCTTCTTGTCTACTTCGTGCCGCGAGAAATAGGAACTCATGCGTTTAATTGTGTCTAATGATAGCGCTGCTCCGTTGGATAAATCTCTTGCGCGTGCTACTCCTACTTCGGTTCCGCCCCGGTTGTATTTTGCGCGCAGCTCTAATCCGCGTTTAGCGTTATTGCGTACTTCTTGCGGCGGTACAAATCCGGCCATGACTATGCTGAATAAGTAATTACGATCGCGCCAGCTGCCGAGGCTGCGGCCGAAATTGCGTAAATAATGTCGTTAGGATTAACGTAAAAGATTTGCGAGGTTGCTGTTGCGATAGTGCGCCCGATTGTTGCGCCGCTTGTTGTAATTGTGCTGTCGCCAATAAAGATTGACGCGCTATGCCCGTTGTAAATGTTTACTGGAGTTAGCGGTCTGGCATTCTTGTCAACCTGAAATAGAATTGATGTTGCGGTTAAAGTGCTCGCATTGACGTGTTCAAATGGCATTATGAATTCTCCTCTAATTGTTCGGTAATTGTACCCTCTGTTGTTGGCGTTTCGTGCGGAGTCGGTTCGGCCGGCGCGTAAAGGACTTCTATTCCCGGTGCGTCGTTGCTTGTCAGTATAAATCTGCTTGTCATGGTATTAGTCTCACTTTCATCGTCTTCCCGTCATTGGATACTACTTCAAATTTAGAATCTCTAGGTAATAGCCACTCTTGTTCGCCCGGGTTTTTTATTTTGCCTGTTTTCGGGTTTCTTTCTGAGAAGAATCCAGTCATGTCGAGACCTTTAGTGCCAGCTGGTACGTCTATTTCTATTCTGAGGAATTGTTGGTTATTTCTGAGGTCAGCAAAAAATGACGCTTGGCCGCCGTTTAGGGAGGTAGACGTGAATCCTTTGTCTGTGTAAATTGTTCCGGGTTTGTATGCGCCTATCGTTTCGGCGTACGCGCCGCTAACTCCTCGATAGGTTGTAATAGGAGCCGGCAATCTTGGCGCTGCGTCAATCGCTGTTGTAATTTCACCGATGTATTTTTTAAGTGTTGGTAATGGCACTCCGCCGACAAACTCTCCGCCGGTGCGTAGGTATGCGTTTATAGGGTCGTATGTAGCGCCTCGGTATTCTAATACCGCTTTTGCCTGTCTTTCCGGAACTGTGTTGCTAGAGAATCCCATTTCGCGCTGGTATCCCATTACTTCATCAGGAGTCATTCGTGCTATTTCTTCGGCAGTTGCTTCCGCTGTTGCCCCTAGCGGTGAGACTAAGTCCATTCCGGTTGTATTCGGGTCAGCGTAGAACGCTTCGTCTATTACAGGCAATACCGCGCACCGGCAGTTCGGGTGTACCGGCGGCTCTGTGTCTCCGCTGTTAAATGGTTCCCCTAGCGTTACTACTTGCCCTTCGTTAGGCGCGCAAATGTCGCAAGGGTTTGCCCCGCTCCATTCGATCTTTTCTAGCCCATACTTAGCGTAATTCTCCATGCTTGCTAGGCTCATTGCCCGGTTTTGCTCGGTGATCGCAATAGTTAGCGCTCTGGCCGGGTCGCCTATCTTCTCTGTAATTACTTTCGCAGCTCTGGCCGGGCTGAATCCCGCAGCGATTGAATCCGCTAGCGCCGTTCCAATTCTGTCGTACCCGTTAGCCGCGATCTTCTTACTTGTAATGCCAGCGTCGCTTAATAGTTTCTCGAACGCGCCAGTAGGCCGGTATAGGAGCGAGGCAGCTCTGTTGCCCGGCTTCCAGTTATTCCAATCAACGTAGTCAGAGCCGTCTCCAGCAGCCATGCTCATTAATTCGTCTTTGATTGCCTTTGTCTTGGCCTTTTCTTGCGCCCTGACTGCTTGGCCGACCGCTTCTTTGCTTGCGTCTAGCCCTAGCAAGAATCCGTCAGCGTAAATTTTTATTAGCGCGGCCTTAATTGGTTCCGGGTTTATCTTGACGTGAAGCATCGCCCACGCTCTTGCCCGGGTGCGATCTTGCGTATTGTTATCAGTAACAAACGGCTGCGTCTCTTGATACGCCTCGTAAATTGTCTGCGCGTTAATGCTGGCTCTTAGTGCTGCGCGCATTGTTACCGAGTTTTTAGCCGCTATGCGCACATCAGCTTTATGTGCGCCCCAACTCATGCTAGGTAGGCCTTTGCCAATGACCTAGCCGTATCGAGGTCGCCTTCTACTGCGCAGCGGTTAAGCGCTTCGCCCACTATCGGGTCAATCATCTTGAACTCAAACTCTCGTTTGCGTGTTCCCTTTGCCGCCCACTTCATGAATGCTTTTACTTCTGCCGCTACTTCTTCCGGCGCAGCTTGCGGCGCTTCTTCTTCCGGCGCTTCTTCTTCCGGTATGAGTGTCTCTGAAATTGCGTCTTGGCCGTCTGAGTCCAGCTGCGGCGCGCTTGCCATTTCTGCCGGGTTAATCATTCCGTCAGGTGAGAACAGGAATACTGTATTTCCCGTTACCAGCATTGGCATGTCTGCTTGCGGTGTATCTAGTAAAGGTAATCCTAGGTCGCTGCGTCGCTCGTTTACTGTCTTGCCGGCGCTTAACAATTCAATCTGCGCTTTGCGTGCGCTTGCTTCGTCGTCTTGGCGCTTGCTTGGCATCATTCTGAATTCTAATTCTCTTGGCATACCTAAGTAAGCGTATGAAAGATTTGTTATCATTTTATTAAGCCAATTTACTAGCGGTTGTACGCCTAAGGCTTCTGCGCTTCCGGCTTTGCCTTCTTCGAATCCCGCTCCCCCTAATCCGCCTTTAGGGTTATAGCCAATCTCTGTTGGCTGTACCCCGAAGTGTCCGCAGATTGATTCAATAAGAAAGTTATCTAGCGTATCTTTAAACTTTTCGCCGTATGCGTCGTTAGTGATTGGCGTAATGCCTGTTGGTAGTAGGCGTGCGCGCTTGCGCTGCTCTGTCTGGCCGGCTAGGTCATCGTTAAGTATGTTCTCCCATGCGCGCAATAGGTCTGGGTTTGTACCCCATGTTGCGTCGGTGCTGAACATTAGCTCTGGCAGTACGCCATCTGTGTATTCAGCGCGTATCCATTGCTGTCTGCGTAGGTAAATGTCTGCTAGTGGTAGTGCTCGCTCTACCGGGCTGTATCCGTACACGCTTGTTGTACGGCGGTTTTTAACTAGGTATGCGAGGTCGTCGCAAGTAAATTCGCCATCTGCTTGCGGGTCATCTTGATTAGCGCTGAACTCTGCGCGTGGGAATCCGTAAAGTATCTGCTGATAAGCAGCTTGCGGAGGCATTGGCCGCATTCCGCGATCGTCGAGCATTGGTTTAATTGTTGCTCCGTCTAAAATCTGTAACCCGTAAAGTTCGCCGCCTACTGTTTTTTGTGGCCAGATTGCTAACGCGTCAATTACTAGGATTTCTTCTAGCGCTATGTTTAACCAATCAGCGAAGGTTAATCCGTTTGCTTTGTCTGGGTTTTCCCAGAAGCTCCTAACCCGGTTTATCTCATCGCCTAATTCTTCTCTTGCTTTAATCATTGCGCGTACATGGTCGCCGCCGCTTTCCGCTGCGATCTTTTCGCTTGCGTCATTTCCGAGCACAATGTCCCATTCGAGGCCACTTGTTTTTCCCTTAATAACTTCTACGCAGCGTCGCAGAATGTCAATCTGATCGGCAGCTGCGCGTAGTGTCTTGAAAGGTACTAGGCGTGTCTCTGTAATGTTTATGTTTTGCGCTACTTGGTATTCGTAGCGTCGCGGTTCTGGTCTTCCGGTGAGTGGGTTTACCGGGTTGATTGCTCCCGGCGTAATTGGTATTCCCGGACCGAATGGAACTCCTGCTAATAGTGGGTTTCGTGGGAGAGCGGTTACTGTTCCGTAATTCTGGCCGATTGCCCCGGGTACTGCGTTGCGCATTTGCTGTTCGTTCATTACTACTGCGCCAGCTGGTAAATTCGGTGCTGCCTTTTCTACATCTGTTCCGGCTATTGCTTTTGCGATACGGCCGCGTAGACCCATTTGTATCTCCCCTGTTGTTGCCTCTTGTATTTCAGGCTTGCGTAATCATAGCAGTACCACACTTAAAACAACGCGACGCGCTCTTCGGCATTGGTAATCCGCAGCCGGTACAGAAGTTTGCTAGTGCTGAGAAATAACTAGCTGCGCTGCTCGTTCCAATTAGGCTACTAAATCCTTGTACCATTGCGTCTAATCTGTCCGGGCTATCTGCGCTATCCGGTGTCCAGAGTGTCATTTGCTCTTCTAATTTATCGAATTTACCGACGTGTTTAATTCTGCCTTGCTCGTACATGGCCGCTACCGGTTCGGCGCGCAGCTTCTTTCCGACGTGCGCTCTTACTTCTTGAATCGGTAGGCTCATGTCTACTTGGCGCAATACCGCACTAACCATGTCTCCTCCCTGATTTACTTCTACAAGGATTGAATCTGCTTTGTGATCTCGGAATACTGCTACGGCCTTTTGCGCCCATTCGTTAGGGCTTCCCTTAAATGAGTAGTCAGCAATAACGTATCCGTTGCCAGCTGCGTCGCTACCTAATACGATAATCCCGGTTTCGTCGCTGTCTTTTGTATTCGTTACGGCCGGGTCAATACTTACCGCTATGCGTGCTAATGGCGGTGCGCTCTCTATTCTGTTTCTGTCAATCACTCCCTTTGTCCAGAGTGCTCCCTCTACGTCGTCTAGTATCTCTCCGTATAATTCTTGCCGGCCGAGTCTTGTTCCGTTGTATCTGGCCTGTAATTCTACGAGTGCGCTTGGCGCTAGGTTGGCCGCGTTATCGAAGGTCGAGCCTCTAACTAATTTTACGCTGCCGTCGGTCTTAGCAATTAATTGTCTAATTAAAGGAATTGGCCGGGGAGTAGTGGTAATTACTGTCTTCGGGTGCTCTCCTAAGCGTAATCCAAACTGTAATTGGTCGTATGTATCCGGGTATCTCCATGCCGCTAATTCGTCGCACCACGCTCCATGATGTTGCGGACCACGCAACCGGTCAGGCTCGTCAGCTGAGAATAACTTTATCCGGCTTCCGTTAGTCAGCCTTATGTCTCCCGTTGATCTGTTGTAATAATCGAGTGCTCCGTACTGATGGAGTATCGGTATCAGCCCGGACTCTCCCTCCGCGCAGGTATCTCTCACGTCACCGAAGGTAGGTGCGATTACTGCCCATCGTGACCAATTCTGGGTTAGCGCTTGCCAGACTATCCATTCCGCAGCTGTTCGCGTTTTGCCAGCTCCGCGCCCGGCTAGGTATAGCCAAACTGTCCAGTCGTTATCGTTAGTCGGTAATTGCTCTGGTCTCGCTAATAACACTTCCCATGTTGCCCGGCGCGCCGCGAGATTGTCTAATGAGTTCAATAATTCTGGCTGTGTGCTCAATGAGTTGCTGACCCTCATAGACTGTTACCTCCGCTGTTATCTTTGTTGGAGCGTCTAGCCCTAACAATTTTGCTTCCCTGTCGCTTATTCGTAATGCTGCGTCTATTGCCCGTATGTCGCCGTCTTTAGCTCTTGGCCATACCGCCATGTGGAGCCGTTCCAGCCTGTCTAGTTGTATGTCTCGGTACTCTTCTAGGTGCGGCCTTACCATGCGCTCTGCGGCTCTCTGGTACATCTTGTACGCCCCGCTTGCGTTTTTGAATCCCGTTTCTAAGGCGATCTTCTCCCACGTTACGCCGGCTCTGCGTAATTCTATGATCTTTATTTCCTTCTCTAGCACCGCCGGTGGAGGTGTTTTTTTCCTGTTCATGCGTTTCCTTTTCCGTAGGATAAATAGTCTGCCATAACCTGAGTGATCTCGCTAGGCAGCAATCCTCCGGGTAGTGCGATCGCCCCGTATTCGTTTGCTAGGTTTCTGTGTTTTGTTGCTCTTCCCTTAGCCCATGACGGGTTTTGTGTCTTGCCCGTCTCTTGGCTTCTGGCTTCTCTTCTGGCAGCTGCGGTGCTGTCGTCTGTGTTTAGGTAAAAGATGTACAAGTTTCCGTACGACTTTGCTAGGTCGAAGTATGTCCGGCTTGCTAATCTGTCGCCTTCTCCGTAAATTGTTGCCCCGTCTTGCTCTGCGTCTTTGTAAAATTGTGGCATTAGTGTAATTACAGTATTACCCAGCGTATCCGTTCCGCTGAAATGTTCCCTATCCCAGCCCAGCGAATACACTTTGCCTATTCTTGGCGCTTCGTACTCTTGATACTTAAATGGCTTTGCGTACAGGTTGATCTTTGCCCAATTCTTTTGAAGCTCTTTAGTTAGCGTCGTCTTCCCGCTGCCCGGTTGCCCTATTAGGTAGATAGTGTCCATCTCATTGCCTCCCGTTTTGGTTCGCTGCCTACTATCCAGAACAATGTTTTGCCGTCTGGGTCATTCCACCAATCAAACGCCCCTATGTTTTTGTCCATGTACTGTAACGCCTTACCTTCGTAGGTAGGGTGAAATGTAATCCCGCTTTTCTGGTACGGCATTTTGTCCGAATACGCGCTGAACTTTGTTGCGTGTAAGTCGTAATGTAGTAGCAGTATCTGGCCGTCTGTCTGATGTTCGTCTTCTAGGTCTTTATGGTGTTCGTACTTACGCCGGTACTTGTCTCGTATTACTCCTCCTGTTGCCCGTTCAATCTTGGCCAGCCGCTCTTCGATCATGCGTAGGCGTGTTGGACCGATTCCGAATAGCGTTACCTTTCGAACATTTGTTCGATACTTGGCTAATCCATAGAGCACGCTTACGCAGCTGTTACAACTTCCCGCCGTTATTGCTAGGTGCGTTACTTCTTCCGGTATGTTTTGTACCTGATACGCGCCTACTTCGTGGAACGCTCTCACTTCGTCATCTGTCGCGTTATCGTCTACTGTAATTCCATAGTTCAATCTGTAATAGCCTTCGTACTCTGGTCTTGCCATTAGTTTAGTTACGTTGCTCTGGATTCCCGGGTTGTATGCCACTTTTCCAAATAAAAACTCTGCTCCTGCGTCAGCTGCGATTGCCACGTTTTCGTGTCTTACCGCTGTCTCTGGCTTCGTGCCGCCCAGTACGCAAGTGATCGGTAGGCCGTAATGTTTTGCTACCAACGCGCCCATGCTTAATTGTGGACTTAGTACGCTTGCCCCTGTAATAATTCCCGGCACGTCTAATTGGTTGAATAGGTATACCAGCTGTCGCAGTTTACTTCCGTTTATGCCGCCGTAGCCTAGAGGTGCGAAATAGTCTTCCCGCTTCCACCAAATCCCGTCGCGTAATTCAACCGGCGTGTAGTCGTACATGTGCTCTTCCCATTTAACTTTATCCCGGTTTATGCTTAATACCGGAAAGATTGAATCTGTCATAGCCATTCCCTTATTTTGCCTTTGTCTACTGCGTCGTTGTAATCGTTAGCGTACTCCGGATACTCTTTGTCCATCATAATCACTTGCCCTGTTGTTCGGTAATGGTTTTGTTTGATCGGGTGTAGCCCTAAGTCGTCTGCGCTGTCTTCAATTCTTAGGTGCGCCGGTAGGCAATCCCTTCTTGCCTCCCAGAAGATACTTAAATCCTCCTCCGGCCAATTCGTTTCGTTTTTCTTTATGCGCCCGGCCAGCATGTCGTTATACACATTTGGGTAACGCCGGTTAGGTCTATGCCAGCTCTTGTAAGTACAGAGTGTTGATTCAAGCGTGAAGTATGAGACGTCATACTCCCACGGCTTACCCTGCGCTCGCTGCTTGGCCTGTATTAGCAGCTCTTCGCCTTTGCTCTTTAATCCTTGTAACAATTCGTTACTGTATTTCCCGTCGAAATCTGGGTTTGATTTGTGCCAGTCGTATCTGTCTAGCCCGGTGACTATACATAACCCATTTCGGTGCGAGCGCGAGCCGCTTATGTCGTCAATAAATAGCGTGTCGCAATCAAACGGTACTCCGCTTATCCGTAAGTATTCTAGGTATGAGAAGGTGCTTAGCCGGCCGAACGTAGCAATCTTGCTGGCCTCTCTCCACATCTGCCCGAATCCCCAAGCAGCTGCGCCGTACCAGAAATCTCTCTGGTTATTCCCAACTAGCCCTATGTAACTTTGTATTGCCTCTTCTAGCGACTTTTTATGGTACCTGCGGTCTGTATCGAATTCTAGGCGTGCGTAATTCTCCCGGTAGAACGCCAGCAGCTCTCGGTGCTGTTCCGGCTTCGGGAATCGTTTATGAAGTATGTAACTGGTAACTGGGTTTTGCGTGTTGCCGTTTAAGAATGCGAACCACAATGCCTCTTCGTCGTTCCAGTTTAGTTTTTCTTTTAGGTACGGCA